TCTCATTTAAACCTCACGCCTTGAAGTTTCATGCCTTGGATGCGCCATGATGGAGAGACGGCGTTACCTGCGGCAACGTATTCATCTGCCCCGATGTCCCACGGAGCTGTGCGGGTATTCCCGTCAATGCCTACGTCGTATGGAGAACCGAGGTCGGTGCCTGCATCAATCGCGTCTGCACCGACTTTTAAATGCAAATCTTCCGCCCCCGTCGTAATGTCAAAGAATTGGTCAGTTGCCGCTTTGCTAACTAACGAATGTGCTCCGGTTGCAGTAGTATCTGACGACAGGTTATAGTCATTAGAACCAGCCGTCATACCCGTTGCAAAAGTATAGTCAGCGGAAGAACTTGACGTTGATATATTGTTACTTAAATAAAAAGTATTTCTTGAGGCGTAGGTAGTTCCAGAACCATTTGAAAATGCAATCCCTGAATAATTATTATAAGAAGAATTATTATAGACATACGTAGTCATGGTGCTATTTGAATATTGCCCGCTCATAGAAACCCTGATGCCATACATAGGAAGGGCAGATTTGACGAACCCATATACAAAGTTATTATATATGTAATTTGTATACACAGTTCCACGACGAGCATTGTTCGAATAAAGTCCATTGATTCCAGTAGTATTTGTCAGACTGCTTGCATTTAATGTTATGATATTGTTTTTTATTGTTACTCCGGTTGTTGTTGCCGCGGAAATTCCGCCAACGCTATCAGAGTTTCCACCTCCTGTTATCAACTTCACCTGCAACCCGTCAATCGTAGTAAAGTTGTTCTCAGATGAAATTGCTATGCAATACGCAGAGTCTTGTCCCGACGATAAAGTCCTTTCTAGTCTGTAGGCCGTCGTTGACCAAATCCCTGCGTGCCTCGCATCCCCAGATGTATAAATATTTATGGAGTTACTCGCTCCGGTCGTATATCCACTCACCGACACCGCCGACGTGTCAGCAGAATCCCACGTCCCTTTTATCTCTACCGAGAACTGAACACTATCCCCTGCGGTTGTTGGAGTCCAGCAATTAACCGTATCGTTTCCATCAGCGGTCGGATACCAAGTTCCGCTTGCGTTCGCTGTTCCAGTAATAACTCCAACAAGCATTTGAGTTGCGGTCTTGCTTATCATAACCGCCGTTGCGCCAGTGCCTGTCTGGGTAATTGCACCAGCGACAGCTCCCCTGGTCAACGATCCATTGATTACATTCGACGTAGTAAGGTTCGTTGCGTTTGTCGTTACAGCTGTTGCCAGCGTGATGTAATCCCCGCCCTGACCAGATGGCTTAACGGATACCTTATACTCCGTCACCGCCCATACAGGAGAACATACGAGCATCAACATTAAGAACAGAAGAAATTTATTCACCTTGTTCTGCCTCAAGAACTTTATCCTTAACCGTATTAACCTTGTACGACTGAACATTTCCAGCAGATACCGTCATTACACCAGTTGGCAACGCCCTCGTAACGTCAACCAAAGGAACGTGATATTTCCTGAACGAAGTTGTTACTGGAACTGTCTCTCCGTCAATAACCTGTTCTTCTATTATCTGGTCTTCCATGTACTTAACATCTTCGACTGATAGCCCAGGCAATTTCACGACAACATAAGTCGGAGCGCACTCTGAACTACCCCAGACTACTCCGTCAGGCTGAACAACAATGACATCCCCTGCCTTCGGCCCGCCTTCCCAACCGCTGTCATAAGCCTGCACCAGCAATTCAGCCGACCATGCCGTGGAACAAATCAAGCAGAATAGGAGTATCTTTAGAAGCACGCCAAACCTCCATAGATATTAAGATCGACGCCAGCGTTATCACAGAAGCACCATTTATGCCCTGTTGAATTGTAAAACATCGTCCCCTCTGGCTGTGTGCCGCAGGGGTCGGCCGTGACGCCAACAGGACTGATATATCCAGAACCGATGACATCGAGCCTCGCTTGTGGCGCAGTAGACCCTATCCCGACATTTACCCCCACCGTGTAAAGAGAGCCATCCACGGTCAGAGCTGTTGAGTAGATCGAGCCGTCAACCTCAAGTTTATACCGAGGGACAGTCGTATTTATGCCGACATTCCCAGCCGTGTAATAAATCGGTGCTGTTCCCGTCCATTGAGATGATATCGCCGGGGCCGCCCAGCCGCCAACGCCAGAGCCATTGGAAGCGGTCATAAGATATCCAGCCGCCGCACCGGTCGGTATCTGAAACCCTGTGCCGTAAATCGTTCCATTCACATCAAGTGTCGCCCTTGGAGAAGCGGTGTTTATCGCGATATAATTATGAGCGTAAATCGTTCCATCAACGTCTAGCCTCTGTGCCGGGTTGGTCGACCCGATCCCGATATTGTTAGCGTACGACAGCACCGTACCGTTGTAAATAAACCCATCCACCCCATTAAATACGCCAGCATTGTTGTACTGGATCTGTGTGTCTGAACCGCCTGGAACACCTGTTCCACCGCCGCCTCCAGCAGGTGTATAACAATCCAGAGTATCTCCAAGGCCACGAACGTACATACCTGCGGCACAAGAAGCCGGATAACTGTTATGCTTTGTCCAATCCGTGTTGCTGTCAACTGCGGTGAGGTATGTGCTTGTATCAACACTCAACGTCCCATCGCTCCCGGAAGTCTTTACCAACCCATTCGTTGTCAGGTTTGACAGCTTGGAGATGCTCGGATTAGTTACCACCCCGACTGTCAGCGTCCCGCCGACACCTGACTTGGTTGTGGTTATATTGTTCCCTGCCGTCAGCGTTAGGTCAGCCCACGCCGGAGTGCAGAACAACAACATTAAAGCAAGTAAATACCTCATTTTACCCTCTCAGTCTTTCTCCGTCGAATATGACGTATTCGGTTTCAAATACAACATACTCCGTGGTCAACGGAGTAAGAGTAGCGACCAGTTGCCAATCCGTGCCATAATAAACATAATATCCGCTGGTTGTTGAATTGATATAGATACAGCCATTAGCAAGACCGTCAGGCTCTGCGGAAAGGACGCCTTGGAAACAGACGTATGTTGAGGGGGAGGCACCTTCCGGAAGGGTTGTTTCGTCAATGACCCAATCCCCACGTCCGGTTTGGGGATTATAGCGCATCTTATAGCCAACAGTGGCCGAGGCGATGGAACAACAGAGGACGAAAGCGAGGATTAAAAGAGAGATGCGCGAGCGGACCATGCTCCCTCCTTGGACTCGATGACCGTTGCAAACCCGGAAGCGTCATACGTTGTTTTGTGGATGATCCACTTAACATCATCATCACCGAACTCAACATGGACGATGCCATGATACACCGGCTGCCCATCCGTTCGACCGTCATAGTCGAACTTCTGGCGCCGGTGCGGGAGGTCTCTCAGATAACCGTGGATCAATCTCATCAGACTTTTCCAATTTTCAGGTTATCCTGGATCTCCTTCATGACCTGGGCCTTATAATTCTTACGGTCCTCGGCCAACTGAATCTTGTCCCGTCTGACCTGATCAGCCTGGTCCACAAGGATCTGAGCCTCATGCTTGGCGGCATTGATCCGCTCAAGCTGTGTGGCTTCCTTGTTCTCAAGCGCGGCTTGGGCGGCCTCGACCTGAGCAAGCGTCTTACGCGCTTCGGCCAAGTCTGCTTTGGCCTTAACGACCATAGCCTCGGCTGCCTCTGTGGCCTTCTTGAGATCAATACGCGGGCCGAGCGCAATCTCTTCCTGTTCGACCGCCTTCTCCCTGGCCGCCACCGACGCTTCCCGTTCGGCCAAGAGGGTCTTCTTAGCCTGAAGGAACGCGACTAACTGTTGGGCGGTTTGAAGTTCTTTAATTAAATCGTTCATCGCATCCTCCTATTGATAGATAATATCCACACCAATCCAAGCCGCACCCGTGGCCGTCACGTCCATATACAGCCCATAATCCGTTACAAAACCCTCGAGGTTTACCAAAGGCGACCGACCGTTGGCGGTGGGAGCATAGAAGGACATAACCTTCCTTGCCGCAACAGGCGTACCCACTACCGAGGCTTGATCGTAAAAGATAACCGCATCCCCCACCGTTGCGCCTTTATAATACACATTGGCGTCAATAACGATGGCTTTGGTGTTTGAAAGCTGAACATCTTCAAACACGGTTCTCTGCGGGACACGCGATACCGCCCATGCCGACGTGCATAATACCAACCCCAGGACCAATAAAATCCACTTTCTCATAACCCCTCCTTTTATTCTTCTGGTGTCACTTCAATTAAATCCAACGCCGCTTGATCAGCAACCTCTACTTGAGTGTACCCTGCTGCTAGGGGGTGCTCACCCAAAGGAAGCACATATTTCAGCACATTTACTTCGTCTTTTACGTAATACCCAAAACCTGTTGTGACAATCATAACCCCTCCTTAAGATCCCAACGGAATAAAAAACGCTGTGATAGTTCCGCCTGAACCAATACTATAATAATCGTTTTTCTTAACCGGGGCGGTTAACGCGAACCACCAAGTATACTGTTGTTGTGTCGACACACGTTCTACCGTCGGGGGGTTTGCTGCATCCGTGTATATGGTTAAGGTATCATAAGACGGTCCAGCAGCCGTACCAAAAGCGGTAACAATCCCGTCCGTCGCTGCTTGGTATACGGTAGTCTTATTCTTTGCAGCCCACGACCCCAACCCAACTTGAGCGGGAGTCTGGGCGTCAATGGCTTGTGCCGTTCTTAGCGGGGACATAAACTTGGTGTTGTCTGCCCCCGCTTCGGCCTCAGCTTGAGAAGCCAACGTCGCTATGGCCGCTGCTGCCGCCTCTGCTGCCGTCTGAGCCGCTTCTGCGGCCGTCTGAGCCGCTTCTGCGGCCGTAATACCGTCAGCAATAGCTCCGGCATCTACGGGAGCATTCTGTAACGCCCCGCTGGTGCCATCCCATACCAACGCCAAGCCATCCTCGGGATCAGGAAGCGTTAGCTCCGTTAGTGTCGAGGTATCGGCTACTTTAACACAGCGATCGATCTGTTCCTGCAACTGCTGATCGATCATTGTGGCCTTGTCCAAGGCGTTCTCAATTTGAGTCTCTCTCAGGTTGTTATTCGTGGGGATATCCTGCTCCTGGGTGATCGGAGCATCCCGCCCGATCCAAGAGTCCTGAAGGGCCGTAGGCGCCACCATGTAAGTGACCGTGCCCCCATCAGTAATAGCGTTTAAAGCCACCGTATAATCGACCCCTAAGGCCATATCTGTCTTGACATCGGTAGAATTGAGGATCTTTCCAACCTTCAAGTCAGAGGACGAAATAGCTTTAAAAGAGAAATCAAAGTCAACTTTTGACCCGTTTCCCGCTTCTCTCACCGGTGCGTATGCCCCTAAAACTGTCATAAAGCCTCCTGTTTATATACTACCAAAGCCTCGTTATAAATCAATCGTTACTCGACTTTTAACAGCTATTCAACTTTTGTCGCCGCCGAGGAATAGCCAAGCATCTCCATAATGCCTTCTGTCCAGTACCCCTCAAGAATCTTCATAAGCGCCTCGGGTTGACGCGAGATATACCCGATCGGAAGTGGAGTAACGTCTCCAACTTTTCCCACGGCCGCTACCGCCGCCCAGCCGTCTTCAAAATCAAACTCCTGTAATAGCGTTACCATCTTACGAGAAAGCGAAGTAACGTCTTGGACGTAGCCATCGAGAAGATCCCCCGATTGATCATAGCCCGAGGCAAATTTCTCATTTAGCCCGCTAACAGCCAAAAGCCCCGCCGCTAAGCCCTTGAACGCTCCGCCGAGTAAAAGATGATACGATAAAGGCCCGGCAAGCATCATGGTCTTTATCTCGTCATCGTCAAACTTTGCCCCCGCTCCCATCGCTACCATTGACGTGAACATAGGGATCCACACATGATAAAGGGCAAGACCTTTGGCATATTGAGCTTTGGTAAGCTGCCCAGCCGCAAAAGCCTTGTGCATCCGCACATACCGATCCAGATATATTGATGTGCTCCGAGTAAACAGACGAAACAGCGTTGACACAAAATCTGTCCTCTGATAAACCTCAGCAGATTTCCCGGGATCAAGCGAACCGTTTACTTCCTCAATCATCTTGATCGCCGCGGCTAAGGCTGCCGTCTTATCCCCTGTCTGGGCCAACACCTTCTGATAAACCGTCCACCCGCCTAGAAGAGAAGGCCCGCGGTCGCCAAGACGTGTTGATAATGTAATCCATTCCTGCAATATCTTATTTGTCCCGAGCTTTTTGAGCACGCCGCCCGGGTCGAGCTTACCTTGTTGGCTAAATACCCCAAAGCGTGCCATGTCTTCGGCCATCTTAGCCGCTTGGTCAAACGCGCCAAGCCAACGTTCCTGCATATAGGCGGTATCTAAAAGCTCCTTGGCCTCCCCCGACCTCAAAGCGCCCATTAAATTAATGACGCCTTTAGCAAGCTCGACACTTGTAACAGGCGTAGAAGCCGTAGGGTCGGTAAATCCCGCCAAAGCCGTAAATTGCATAAACCCGCTGCGGGGCGAGGCGATCTTGTTGCGGGCAAGCCAACTGAGAGCCGTAAAAACCCCCTTCATAGCTGCACGATCAGATCCGCGGGATTGGCTGCCATCAACGATATGCTTCAAAAAAGTCTGAAGCTGGGTATCTAGCCCTTCTCGTTTAGCCCGAACAGCAGAGATAAACTCCGCATTCCCAAGCAACGCCTTGAGCTTATATGCGTATTCAGCGTAAGCAATAAAATGGTTCATGTCCGACGAATATCGGGTAATAGCTTCGGTAATATCAGGAAGAATAAAATCTTTCTTGCTCAGGACACGTTTCACAAACCTCGGATCATCAGAGGGATCAACGGCATCAAACTCTCCTTCCATCATCGCATCAATAACAGAAGCAACCTCATCCCCTTTAACATCTTCGCTATACATATACCGTTGAACCATGAAATACTTGTCAACAGCACGAAAGGGCTTACCCGTAAGCCGTTCAAAGAGCGGGCCAATCTGAGCCGCATACTCTTGCAAAATTGTGTCAACTTGGTTCATCCACGCATGGTCTTGAGCAGAGAAAACATTGCCTTCAGCAAAAGCATCAAGCCACGCCTCGCTATACCCCGTCTTTATCATCTGAGCGCGTATCTTGGGGTTGCGTTGCATCATATAAAGACTCATTGCTGCGCCCTTAGTGATGTTAATCTCCTCCGCCGGAGTCTCCGTCGCCTCCCCTTCCTCGTCCAAGCCACGCTCAACAAACTCAACGTCAAGGAAATTCGCCGTTCGATTAAGTGTTAAGGTCTCTAAAAACTTAGGCCCATAGATCTCGACGAGTTTAAAATCAATCGCCTGACGGGTACGATGCAAGAGAGTCATCCACGCTTGATACGCCCCGGCTGGGTCAAATTCGCGTACCATCGTGCCCTGCATATTAGGCTTACCCTGTCCTGCGTCAACGCTATTAGCGATCGTCAGAAAAGACTCAATTAAAGGAGAGGGGAAAAGATTACGCAAAATGCCGCTTTTCTGCATCTTCTGGCGTACCGCATCAACAGCTTCTTGACGAAGAGAGCGCTTACCGCCTTTGATTAATCCCGCAGTAATCTCTTTGGCAATCCTTTTATTTGTCTGATCCATGCGGGCAGTAACCCCCATCCGACGCTCAAGCTCTCCGGCATAGAAATCTTTAAGCGCATTAACCGTCCTCTCCGCCGCTTCAACATCGGTATCGTTCTCGGCAAGATCCGCAAGGCTTGTCTCGATTGCGTACTTAGCCATATCAACGGGATTATCGCTGACAGGCGCCGAAGGCGCAGGGACTTTCCCCGAAAAAACTTTTTGCAAATGTTCCGAAAACACCTTAATCTTGGGGTTGACTTGACCCGTCGTGGTCAAGCCTATCAGAATATCATCCGCAACGTCTCGCAGAGCTTCTACCTTTTCCCCACGAACAACGGTATCAATAGCCTCAATCACCGGGCCTTGCTTAGCGTTAAACTCATCTGAAGTCTTTATGGTAAGAACCTTTTTCAGTACCCCTTTAGTCGCTTTCAAAGAGAGTTTTGTACCCCGCAACATCCTGCGGAACGCCTCATGGACTTGCCCTATATCTTTTATCTGGAAATTTCGGCCGGACGCAAAGGTGTTACGAATATCTTGCAGCATCCCAACGCTCGCCGCAACGGTATTCCCGCCAACGGCTAATTGATCCTGAAGCCGTAGACGCCTCTGCTCAAGACGCGTTTGCTGTAGTTTTTCTTTAGGCGTCAACTCCTCCCCCGCAGCTAAGCGTTTCTCAAGCATCGTAATCCTCTGCTCTACAGAGGTTAAATTCTGCTGGGCCTGAGCCGCGACTTTATCAGGCGTATTGACGCTCGCTCGCCCCATTACTTTGTCAATCGACTTTTGGATGGTATTGACTCGCTCCGCCGTCGCAATCCCGATCGCATCCATGTCCTCTTTAACGAGTTCATCAAGCGCTTGTTCCGTTGCATGAAGCGTCGCATCGTCATAAGCACGGGCAACCTCGGAAGGAGAGAGGTTGTGTTTCGCCGCAACATCCACAATTGCCGCTTTCCGCGCCTGTAGCTGCCCCGCCATTTGGGTTGTCCCAACCGCGCCGCCCATAAGCGCTCCGACCACAAATTCAACGACACGGGAAGAAAGATCCTTCTGGAAATCCCTATCTTCGAGTTTAAGGCGCACCTCAAACTCGGTCTGGATTTGTCCTTGAATAGCCTCCGTCGTGCCTTCTGCCAGCATACCTGACACAACCCCGCCAACTGGCGACGCAACAAAATTTAGCGTATTGCGGGCTATCATACGGCCTACCGTCGTCTCAACGGCTTTCGACGCAACCGGTTTCAATACCCCCGTCAAAAACCCAAAAGACCCGGCGTCTAAAGCCGCGACAGGTAACGCATAGTAGGTACTCATGCGATCGGCAAACCCCGCCTCAAAGCCCGCGTCCATAAGCTCTTTTTCAAGAACCGGCTTCTCCATCGAATAAGACATATAAGCAGCCGCTCCAAGTTGAGCTGCTTTTACCCCTTTTGACCCCGCCCCCGCCGCAACGGCTACTGTTCCCGCCGCAGCCGCGGCACCCGCAGTCAAGAGCATCGTTGGCGCCGCGCCACCAAGCCCCGCCACAATCTTTTGCCAGCCCAAAAAACTCGGGGCTGGCGTAAGTTCCTCCTGAGTCATGCCAAATTTATCGCGCAAAGCCAAACTCGTCGCGCTCATCTTCTCGCTCGTCCGTTGTAATTGCCCAACAACGTCCTCGCGTTTGAGAAGATCTTTTATTACCGGGTCATCGCTGGCCTCAAGCTGTTTTCCCAACGCCCGATTAGCCGTGACAGGATTGTCAAACAAAAATTTGAACGTCATATCCAGAGCGCTTTTCCCAAAAAGCCTTCCAGCATCCGGCGCACGGGTAGCGGGATCATATGACGGACTGCTAATCATAATGTCCGCTTCATCCTCGACTACCCCCGCCAACCGAGTAGGCGCAGGAGCTTGCCCCAGACCATCAATCTGATCGAGCGTTAAAGGCTGAGCATCTTGGAGGATTTCGTATTCAGGCATCAATAACCCTATTTAGCTTTTACAGGAAGAAAGACTGTTTTGCCTTGTTCATCCACACCCGCCACCGCATATGGGATACCATTGCGTACAACAATTTGGTTTTTGTGATATATCTCACCGGTTCTCTCATTCCGGATAACCTCCAGCTGATTAAAAAGTCCTGGAGAAATCTGTTTCCCTGTGGTATCTTTCCGCCCGTTCAAAATATCCGAGGCTGATTTCTCCGCATTCTCAATCTTGTCCCGCTGCTCCTGCGGCATAGCATCAAGCGTCTCTGTAAACTTAACAAGCATATATTCCGTCTGTCTTTGCTTCTCCGCAATCGGTAAATTCTTACCCTTGAAATGCTCCCCGATAATCGCATACCCCGCGGAATACACGTTTTCTTTCGGGTTAAACACCCGATCCCAAAACCCAAGCCGTTTTGTGGCCGCGTTATTAAGGGCTTCAGTAATCCCTGCGGACATGTTCTTACTGCCGAGTTTAGCCTTAAGATCCGTATCTAAAATCCGCTTTGTCGTCGCAAACTGAACATCCGATAAAATCCCCTCCCTGTGTGCTCGAACGGCCTTAGCATACATCCCAATCACGTCATTATAGTCTTTGACATTAGCTTTAGTATCCGCCCGCCCAAAGGCTCCCTTTTTGTTAAAAAGGTAGTTTCCCCAAGATGTCTGCCAAACTTTTAAATACTCCGTCGCATCCAGACGTTTCTGTTCGGCTGTCCGGACATCTTGTTTTAACACGATGTCGCGCATATCCTCAAGGGACTGAATATAAGACTTCGGAACAACATCCTCACCGTTCACGTCTTTATCATTTTCATGGAGTTTTGCCCATTCAAGTTGAAGATTGACCTCGCTAATAGGGAGTGTCCCGTCAGTCATCCGTGTAGACATCTCAGAAATCTGGGCGCCGGAAGTTGTGAGACTCCGGTATTGTTCAACAGTCGCGTCAGCAATACGCGCGATCTTTGCCATCTTCAGATATTTCGCTGTCTCGTTCGGCTCTAAAATATCCTTAAACGCTCCCGATTCCAAGGCGCTCACCGCTTTCTTGGAGTCGGACAATATTAACCCGGAAAGAGCGTTCTCCTTTGCCGCCGTTTTTGTCCGCTCTTTCAACGTGTTGGCCGAGTTAAAGTCAATAAACCTTTCTGCCTTTACCGCATGGCTATCAATCCCCGCTAGGATATTCTTGAGCGTCCCCGGATCCTGAGCTGATTGCGACGAAAGTTCCAACTGATTAAAGCCTTTCTGCACGTTCCCCACAATAATTTCCTGGTCACGATTCCTCGCCCAAGACATACTGTTTGCGGTATCCCCAGCAATGAATCCCATCGCCTTTTTTCTGAAACTCGTCGCAACACTAGGATCCATCCGGCTCGAAAAATCCTCGACTAATTTCATCCCGTGATCCCGAACCGCTTTTGGGAACGCCTCGGGTCTATCCCGATAAAGCGTCATGGCCTTGGCTTTAGCTTCACCATGAGCCAGAGAAAGTTTGCCCATCTCAACATCAGAAGCTAAATCATCAGCTAGAGCCTTTCGCTCTGATAACAGCCCAACAACACCCTGAACCCCCTGTTGAAGTCCTGCGGCAATGATCTCCCCACTCCTGTCTTGAGACGGTACCCCGACGGCGCTAGATACAAGCTGACGTGATTGGTATTCAGAAATTTTACCCACGACCCACCTCTATTTCAGCGCCTTGTAAGTTGAAGCCCCGCTGCCAACAGCAGAACCAATAGACGCGATTAACTGTGCCCGGCCTTGATTGCTTGTGATCTTAGCTTGCTTTGACGCAAACTCCTCAAGCGCATATCCACGCCGCTCGGTCGCTTTAGCTTCAGCCTCAGCCTTTGCTACCGTATCCGCCATAACGAGCAAGGGGGTGCCTTTTATTTCGACGCCAGCGCCAATATACTGCATCATCTGTTCTTGACTATACCGATACCCCTCATCTCGAACTCGACTGGCCTCAAATAACCCCTCTTCTCTCTGAAGAGCACCTTGCTCTTTCTGAAGTTTAGCTTGAGCTTTCCCGCTTTGGTAAGCCGAGACCCCGCTATAAATCGCTGTCGCTGCTGTGACACCCACGGCTACCCAGACCATTAGACACCTATCCTTTCGCACGCCTCGGGGGACTCAGAGCCTAAAGCCTCGTAAGAAGGCGCAATCACGTCTTTTTCAAGCTCTTCAGGCGTCTGGGCATCCGTAACATGGACAACCGCCCAGATCGTGTCTTCTAGGGCATATACGACCCTTTTTGTCCCCGGTTCCGATATCATCATATGCGGGGCTTTAAGCCGCTGCCTTCCGCCACCTTCCGTAATAACAATAACCTCGCCCTGCATCAAAAAGTTGGGGTGCGCGTGCTTATGGATCTTCCCGACCACCACCATCCCTTTAGGAATAAAAATAGAGCGGATACACGTCCCGCCGCCAAAAACATGCTCTACCGGGCAACGTTCCTGGTCCCCGAACTGTGCGTCTGGATGCTGAGCTAAAATGATCTCAAATTCTTTAATCATCTTCCTTATCCGTTGCGGCGTTTCATAAACAGCAAGTTCCATAACCTATATCCTTATTCTGTCGTAACATCCATCATTGGTATTACGGCCAAAACCGTCATCGGCTGTGGCTCATCCTGCACAAAATAAAAACGCTTACTGATCGACCAATCATCAAAATTTGCCGGCTCTTTCATCCCGGTAAAAAGCGGCGGCGGGCGATCCGTCAAGTCTCTCGACTTTCTAAACGCTAAGGATGAGACTTTATAAAGTTGTTTTGTAGACGTGCCAAACTTGCCACCCATCGTATTGCGGAATTTAAAAATAAGCCGGTGGATATTCCGGGGGCGCCCCTGGGCAATCCCTATCTGCGCTCCGTACTCAAGGTCAAGCGAGCGGCCAATTCCAAAATATTTATACCCAAGAATGACATAACGAGCAGGATAATCAAGCGTGATAGCCCCATCCGCGACCGTCTTATCAGCATGAACCCCGCCGTCCGTGACAATACCAATCGTCTCCCCCTCAAGATGCCCAAGCCCCGTGACTGTCGAGGTGAGCTTGTACCAGCCACTTGTTGCCACACTCGTTGACGCAAAGGCTTGGATGATCTGAACCGTCACTTCCGTCCCAGAAACATACGCCGTGATCTTGGCAACTCCGCTTTCATCGCCGGTGAGATATTTAATGAATATGTACTTGCCAACATCTGCCGCGGTAAAGACACTTGAACCCGCTGTTGCTGTCCGACCTGTCCCGACCGTCGCTAAGGAAAGAGTTAGTGTGGCGGCCTGTGTTGTGTCAAGAATAAGAGCACTATCCAACCGAACAAACTCTTTCTGCTTCTCAAATTCAAGGTTTAAAAACCTCAATGTATCATCGTCCTCGGAATCAACATCGGTATACTGGTCGGTGATATCCCCCATCTGAGGATCAAGATCGTTGTATTCAAGATACCGGCGGGTATGGCCATCAATTGTCCTCTCAACGCAAATCACAAGCCTGTCAAAATTGTCCGCCCGATAATCTGCAGCCGCGCTCAACACTTTCCCCTCGCCACCAATCTGATGGCGCGCCCAGCCCGCCACCTCTTCTCTAGACAAAAATGTACACGACAGGAGAACTCCATCAGCGCGTACCGCCCAAATGAGGTCGGGCCGTCCTTGCGTAAAAGACGTTTGGACGACACCCCCATAAGTGATTTCTTCAGCCAAAATGTTCTTGTCAAACGCTGAATAGGCATCCGTCAAAAGATCAAACTCAAAACTCCGAAGCGTCCGGCCGCCGGTCTCAATATAAACTGTCTGGCTTCCGACAAAGATGGGGTTCTGATTTGCCGCGCCGTAACTCGATATTGGGGCAACAGAAATCGCCGTTGGCGTAATTGGGGCGCCATCGGAACCGCCATTGGCCTTGTACACGCCCCCGAAAGTCCCGATGAGCATCGACTTTGAATTGCCGCTGAACCACCGGATCTGGTCTGCCGTACCATTCTGGGAAGTGATAGTAAAGGTGAACGCATCTCCGGCGGCTGTACCCACCGTAAAATCATCAAACTGAGAAGCGCCCGTAGTCGAATTAGGGGCTTTTGACCCCCACCAAGTATCCGGAGCATCATCCGGTCCACCCATGTGAAGACGGCCGCCATAAAAGCCCGCCGCCGCCGGGAAACGTTCAAGAGCAACTGTTCCACCCGAGCTCCATGCACCGTAGCCGCTTGAATTGACCGGAACACCGGCCAAAGTTGACAAGGTGAAATTATCCGCGTCAACTTTGGTAATATAATAACTGTTCCCGTTCAACTCTGTCATCCCGACGACAGAGGCTATGCGGATACGCTGGCCGGTAGTATACCCATGGGTCGTGACGGTAACTTTACACGGATTAGCCTTGGTTGCTGCAGTAATATTTTTAAGCGCCCCAATAAAAGGGTCTGCTGTGCGCGGATAAACGGCCAAAGTCCAAGCGGCGTGACCCGTACGCGCGAGCTTCATTGGCTCATAAAAGCGATGGACAATATAAGCCAAGTCAGCCGTCTGAGCCATCTTCAACTGCCAAAGGTCGGCTTCGGCGTAGGGCGTCGTGATCTCGTACACGCGCGCGACCGTCCCACCCGAGGTATACGCCCCATACGCAGTCGTATTGATGTAATTTCCGTCGATATCTTTTAGCTTAAACGTGTTGGTGTCTTTATCTGACACAATATAAAAGTTCCCGTTAAGCTGTGTCATCCCACCGACGCTCGCAAAATAAACCTCATCTCCGTCAGCAAAGCCGTGTGTCGCGCTTGTTATAACGCCCTGGGCCGCCTGAGTCGCGCCGGTAACAGTCTTAGCGGTTTCAGTAACTACCCCACCATCCTTGATGACGCGCATCTTTAAATCAGTAAACTCAAGAACATACGCCTGTTCATCGTTAAACTCAAACGGAAGAAGAAAGGCTTTCTTGTTTAAGCGTGTGTGATTGATGTAGCGGAACCCCGGGCGATAAAAAGCCCCGCCAGTAAGGAGCGGAATAAAATTCCGCATGATCTCAAGCCCTGTTGTATAAAAGGGCCGATCTGTCCTTGCCCAGACGTTTGGGGAGAGTTCGCCGGAAGCAAAATTGACGTAAGGGTTATTGGATATCATGACAAGAGATGTGTCCCGTCAAAGGTGCTGCCGCTCGTAACAGCCTTGCGGCGAGTAAGGAGCGGACTGACTTCGCGCCGTTTGACAGGATTCTCCTGGCCGTTCTTCGTCCGGGCTTGACCGCGGACATCATCACGCCAGGCTTTGATCTCTTTCATGCTCTTATTAACACCGGTGAGGGAATTGGCCAAACGGATCGCAAGTTCGGCAACAAGAAGATCCACAAACAACGCGTCAAATTTAACAACCGTCGTAATGTCCCAAATATAGCAAACATTCAACGACGCCCCATCGCTATTCTCAATCAAAACTTGCCCACCCTCAACTGAATACTCCGTCTCGTAATCGTCGTCATAGTTCTCGCCGACGAACACAAGCTCGAGATAATCATTGGGGAGGTTGTAGGCGTTGGTGTACCCGAAGGCCGGGGCCGTGGCATTTAAGGAAAGAATGCCTCTCTTCCGAGCGAAGTTCCACGGAAAAGCGCGAAGCACAGAACGCCGAGTCACATCGTACCACCGCGCGCACAACGCCTCTGTGTCGCTTTCGGCGTCTTCAATATTCTCGACCTTCTCATTCTGACGCAGAAGGTCGAGGGCAAGATTACAAATATCAACGCTCGAAAGTGCTGTACTCATAATCTTGCCCCCGAACTCTGGTTAATAACTACTTACACGCCTTCGACATACGTCAGTTCCACCACAACCGTACCGGCCCCAGAAACCCCGGCTGCTGTAGTGATTGCCACATCGACTGAGCCATACTTATAGGCATCGGCATCAGCGACGGCAGCCAACTGAAGGACGTTCTTGCCACGGTTTGCGAGAGCCGTCACAAGTCTTTCCGTTATCGCCGCACCGGCGTTCAGATCCACCGCCTCCATCAGACAATCCACATCGATCACATCCCCGCCCACTTCAAGCGGCTTATAAATGCCGACTTGAGGATTGGTGAAACCCGCGATAGCGTCATTGCCAACCCTTAAGCTCGTCACAATAGCCGTCGGAGGAAGTTTGAAAAGACGATAAACAGAAGCATTATCGTCAGCGGCGGCGACCTCAAAGTTCGCCATTACCGTCCGAACCAGCGAACCCGTACTCCGAGCCGCAACACAGACATCATTGGCTTTGGATTCCACATTGTCTGTGACAAACGCATTAATAACAGCCATAAAAGGCTCCTTTCCTTATCTTAAAACGTTAGGGAGTCAAACGGATGCGCTGAACACGCACGCCTTGGGTACGAACCGCGCCCATCTCCTTAATGACGTTGATGATCGAGGTCTCAACCTTTAACGGATGATCCTTGACTTCAACCTTCCTGTCCTGCGAAATACCCAGGACAGCCCCGTTCTTCGCAAGCGCGAAAGAAATGCGCTCAGAAGAAACTGTCTCCAAGATCGGATCTGTCGCGCCCGCACCGAACGCCACCAAATCCATCCCCAGAGCCTTGCGAATCACACCCGCGTCAATGGCCATCTGCGAAGAATAGTCATTGCTCGTCAACTCGATCTCGCTCATGAGATCCGTATGCTCATCACCTGAGATACCGATTGCAACCGAGAGACCGCCATCATTACCAACTTCATGATCAATAAAGTTGGCCTTGATCTCAAGGAGCTTCTCATAAGTGAACGCCGTGGTCGCATCCACCGAAGACACACCATCGGTTGTGTACGTCACGGTCGTCCCGAAGGAGCGGCCGGTGTATACAGACGCGAACAGCGCATCATATATAATACGATCGCATTCACGCTCAACTGCCGCGATACACATCTTGGCAAGATCAGCGTTCGGATTTGCGAGCATACCGCGAACATCACGCGCATCAACTTCAAGCGTGACAACAACTCTTTCGCGGGACAATTTCCGACGGGAGAAAGACGCCTGAGTGGGCTGAATATCAGGATTGCGCCCGTTAGCGCGGTAAGACTGAACTTCGTTAAGGCCATCATAAGCGGCGTTGTCGCCGTTGATGGAAATGCGACGCACAAAAGGCAACAGACGACTTGTCATCTGCTGTTCCTGCACGTCCAGAGCTGCATTGAACTCTGTGATTAAAACATTATCCCAAGACATAGGCACCTCCGTTAAGTATGGGAACGATTTATTTAACCGCTCTCACGATCAACGGTCCCCGGCTCAACTTCCCGGACGTGTCTCGCTTGAGTAACTTGAGCTACCATTTCTGGTGTCGCTCACAATCTATTTATATCTGACCCACCATATCTTTGTCAAGCGGGACTTGATATTTTTCTCATCTGCGCGCGAATTGTCTCCATCTTCTGATTTAACTCGGCGTGCTTATTGCGGTTCAAAAACGGATCCTGATATTCCTTCTGCGCCATGACATCCCTCATCTGTGCCGTCAAGGATTCCATTGTTACTGCTCCTGCTCCGGCGCCCGCACCCTGACCGCCACGGAAAGAATCCTCTTGCCCAAATTTCTTGGCGACGGCATCCGTCATGGCCATCACAACCGCCATTTGCTGATCACTCATCTTTGCAAACTCGGCGTTCAACTCAGGCGTCAAGACCGTGGCAAGGTATTTCTTGCCGTTGTCCATAATGGCTTGACGGTCTTTGCCAAACGTCTTGTCCATCAGAGCAGTATGCGCTTTCTCTGCTTCAGCAGCTTCAGCCTGTTCAGCGGTATAAATATGCTTAATAAGCTGAGACATTATTGCCTTGGCTTGAACAGGATTAGCCCCGCCCGCGTGAAGAACCTTATGCAAAACCCCGACCTCGGCAGTCTTGGCAATGTACTCATCGGGAACCCCCTCGATCTTGGGGATGCCGTACATCTCAGGCTTCTCCGGCCGACCGATCTGGGTAAACCAGGCGTTCCATTTCTCAGGCGGATCCGTGTCAAGCGGGGTTGCCCGCTGGCCAATAAGAGCCTGAGCCCCGGCGGCCTTCTTAACAAAATCGCCAAAGGAATTTACGTCTTTGAGCCACCCCTGTCCCCGAACATCCTCTGGAAGGACATTCCGAAACGCGTCCCCCTGAAGGCTACTCAGCGTTTCGGAAGTTATAGTAGGTGTTCCTGCGGCTGCTCCTGCGGCGCCCCCTGCGGCTGCTCCGGCTGCGGCTCCCTGTGCTCCTGGGTCTCTCATGATTCTAATCATTGGTCTCCTCCGTAGGCTTGGATTCTATCAGACGGCGTACGTCCTCACTCATGGGACGACGTATGTCCAAATAAAGGCCGCGGCGGCCTTCATTGGCGATCGTTCCCTCAACATCAACTCCGTTCATCGTCCCCATACCACCTTTTAAGACGATAGAGGACTTAAAAAAGCCGCTCAACTTCGCAATATGCCGAAGAACAATTTCCCCGTCGGGGAGTTTGGCAATATTGTTGATAGCGGCACGGAACTTCCGGTACTCCTCGCGATTCTTCTCTTTCAACTCGTCCTGCTTGGCAAGCTGCTTGATCTTGTCGTCGGCGTTCATACGCCTCCTTTAGTCTTTTGGACTTTTATGCTAACTGCATCCCCACACCGGCTCCTGCCGCTGTGGCCTGGGCTTGCGCCTGTTGCTGATTAGCCGCGCCCTGCTTGGCGGCGGTATCTGCCTGAGAAGCCTCGAGCTTCTGTTGCGCGGCTGCGGCTTGAGCCTCACGATAATTCTGAACTTCCTCATCAAACTGTTCTTTGGAGAGATTGATCTCGTCGCTCGCCCCGGAAAGTTCGGTAACCATCCGGCGGCTCTTCTCATGGTCAAGACCGATCATAAGTTCAGGGACGATTGCCCCGTATGTGGCACAGAATTGCCAAGTTGACATGATCCCACGCAACTCCTCAGAGCGTAACACGCGCGCGGCCGGGGAGACGTACTCGATATCATAGAAATCTTCGCCCCTCATGAGCGACTCAACGACTTCGGGCGGGATGATCAGGGGGTCTTTTCCCTGGGCGAGCATCATTTTATGCTGTGGTGAGCCTTCCACAACCCCAAGTTCCCCGGCGTCAAAGAGAATACTGATCGTGCGCTCAATAATGGGCGTCAACCCCTCTTTGATCTGGCGATTATAGATAGCCCCGAGCGATTCTGACCGCATCTCATTGCGGATCTGAGCCTCGCCAAGGGTCATGCGCGTATTGTTGTTGAGGTCAAGAAGCCTGTCCACAAAGAAATGGGACATGATCTGGTTGACCAAACGCTCCATGACCTTTTCCATGTAGGACATATCGCCCACAGGAGCGACGACGCCAATGGGGGAGGCGCTTGTAACGCGACTGCTCATATCGAGGACGGTTAGGCCGTCTGGAGAAGTATCCAGAACACCGCCCCCGAAAGAGCCGTCGTCCAAAAGATAAAGAGAGGGCTTTACCCCTTTCTCGGCTCCGATCGTCTCGAGCTTCATAAAGTCGTTTAGCGACACGATTGATGGCAATGCCTCCATCGCGGGCGAACGGCCATATTCCTCGTCACGGTTCTTGTAAAATCTTGTTACTTTGACAGGCATCTCGGCAAAGCCACTCTCTTTCAACAACGTCTTTGACGGGACTAAAATGTGGATGGACTCGTAAGGCATATTCAAATTGTTCTGAACGGAAGGATTATAGGCATTGCGCGGACGAATGATCCAAAGAACCCTGAACTTCTTCTCGTAATTCATCGTGTCGAGTGCTGCCTTTACTTCATCGGTCATCGCTGCATCGCCATACTCTTCCACAAGCTGAAAAGCAGTAAAGTCAAACTCATAGAAAACTTTGTTGACGTATCCATTCGAGCCTTCACAAACGCACATGGATTTAAGCGTCCAAGCCTGATACTCGACGAGATTCTCGCTTCCGGCTTTTGTGGGGAATATTCCTATCCCTGCCGTGCCAAACGCTCCCGCTTCGAGCATATACTCCTGATACGCGACGTCAAAGCCCGCTTTCTGGTGCTCCATCTGATAAGTCGTCCGACGATTTATCTCTTCATAAAAGTCTTTGACGAGTTTGGATTCAGAAATACGATGGGGTTTTTTAAGTCTAAAGGTGCGAGCGCCGTTCTTCCAGAGTGCACCGATGAGAGAGGAGACCATGATATTGAGCGCGCGAATGGCTGTGTCATCGAATACGTCGCCGTGGGTGAGAAAATCGCCAGGGGAGAGGTCGGCCTT